GGAGACTGTGGAGTTACTCCGGGACTATCTGATGCAGTATTAACAACAGGATCATCAATTAATGTACTAGATGCTGTTAGTTCTTGTTCTCTTTCTCTTATTGAAACAGAAGCTGAATCGCTTGCAGTTAATGCTTGTGCATTTTCTCCATAAACTAAAGTTTTCAAACTAAATAATGGATCTAATAATCCTGCGGAACCTGCGCCAATAGAACTTAAAGCAGAACCTATACCAGTTCCTACTTGTCCTATTCCGGTTCCAAAACCTGATAATGTTGCACTTAATGCACTTGCTGAAGCTTGTGCACTTGCTGGTTTTGCTACAACATTATAAAGAAATGCTAAACCTAAACCAGCTATTGCAATCGGTAAAATATTTTTAATTAGACTTGTTACGACCATGACTGTAAGCATTATTATTCATAAATAAACTTTTGCCCTTTACAGGTAGGACAGTCCATTAATGAAAAATATTCTTTACCGCCTGCTCCAACATCATTTGATAATACTTGACCACATGATATTCCTGTCTCTGTATCTTCACAAGTCTTACAAGGTTCCGCCACTTTCTGCTGGCGTGGATTGGTTATTGTTCCCTTTTTGTTTGCTGGTGAATTTTTCCACAATAGATTTAATTGCATCTGGGTTTTGCTGAACATAATTAGAAATAAAGTCTACTGCCTTTTTATTCTTTAGGAGTGGTCTAATACCGGCTGGAAGTTGTGGAGCTATCTGGTCTATGATACTTCCTATTGCACTAAATGGATCTCCTGCTTCTTCTGGATCTAAACTGATTGTTTTCTTCATCTGATTAAGTTTCCCATTAAGGCGCTTATTTGAGCTCTCCAAATCGGATATGTACAAATCATACTGTCTTTTAATTTTTGTACTGATTGGCGAACTTCTTGTGATGTTCCTAGTAGTAACAATGGCACACAAGCCACCAAATACAATACAAACCATGACCAAATAGGGTAAGAACTGCTCAATCATATACTAAGTGCACTACTTTTACTTATTTATTGCTTACTTTGCGCCTATTATACACCCACACACCTTTGTTTCCACTCCACTAAATCTGAACCTAATTCCCACGGAAGGACATAGAAAAAAGTTTTTTTTCATGTAGGATTGCCTACGAAGGACACTCCAGTGTCATTCGTTACCATTATGGAAATGAAGATGAATAAAAACGTAGTTTTTTTTTATGTAGGATTGCCCTAGGGTTTATTACGAAGTAATAAACTATACAATTAATGACATACAAGAACAAAATTTGTTCCAGATGCACACGAAAAGCATATTGTATATGCTTTGATGAACTGTGTTTTTGTGATGCATGCTTTGAAACCATGCTAAACGATCCAGAAACCAAGGAACTAATGAAGAAGGTACTTGAACAATATGGCGAGGATTAGATCTAGCTCTCACGAAGTTACCACTAATTTCTGTGGTAATTGTGGAGTTATTTTAGCTAAATCATACGCTATCTTTGACAAGTGTCCAAAGTGTAAGGAAACAATAGAACCATGATTAGACAAGGTCTATGCCGCAAGAGTAGTAAGAACTATTCAAGAAAACACGTATTCTTGATCAGTTGTTGTAATGAACAAGGTTATGCGCACTGTTGTTTCTGTAAAATACCATGGGAAAATCAATAGGTATGAGGGGTTATCAATGCCCTCTACCGTCTTTTTTTTGAAATCCGTCAAGACTTCTATTTAAACAACATGATCATACTATTAAAACTGTTTACTTGTCTAATCTACCGCATAATTTAGCCACTTTCATTCTTGTCTCTATGGCGAACGCTAGGATAAAGAATAGTAATGCAGGTGTCAAATATTCGATCATTTGTTTGCGTTGTGGATTTTAAGTAATGCAATTAATGATATTGGTGTTACAATACTTGCTAACAATAATCCTAATGTTGCTAATTCTGCCATTCTAACACCTCCTTATTTAATTTGAAATCCTGTATAACAACCGTTATCAACATTACTATATCCAGTGAAATAATTAGTATTTGTTATTCCCATTTTATACCCATTTGGAGTAATGTAATTGTTAGGAGAATTATTAACATCACCACCACCTATTGTTACTCCATCAGTTAATCTAATTCGCAAATCATTACCTTTACCCAAAACGTTTGTTATAACACATTCCACACCTGCGGCAGGTTGAAAACTTGTTGTAACACTACCGGTTAAAAACCCATTAACTACATCACCGACAGCCATTATTCAAAAACTCCGTTTTTGTACATTAGAAACTCCAGCCAAGGACATCTTGTAAATCATGACCTCTATACAAAGTAATTTCTTTAATTGTTTTTTCTCCAATTAATTTATCTTCATTATCAAACTCATTAATTTTAAAATCTTCTTGAGGAACTGATAGCCAAGCTTCCTCACATTTACAATGAGTACATTTGTGTATTGGATAACATTTTTCTACATCTGTTTTATCACAAGTACATTTCGTTTTTTCCCATCTTGCAACATCTAAAGAATTATTAATTTTCATACTATGCTCCAACCAGCAAACGTGTATATAAATTTGAATTTTCAATTAATGTTTCAGTTGTTGACAATGAACCTCCTTCACCAACTGCATTAGAATGAACATGATTAGTAACACCTGTTGATCCTCCACCTCCACTAAATCCCATTATAATACTTCTCCCATAATTGGTTTAGGTAATGCTGCCATTTGACCTGATATAACACATACACCAGCAGCTCCAGTAGTTACCGTTACTGAAACAATATTCATATCCGAAAAACTTCTGAAATTAGAAGCTGGTAAATTGATCATTGGATTAGTTGAACTATTTATTCTATAACTAGCTGCGTTAGTTCCGTCTTGATTTTCGATCTGGAGAGCTATTGCTACTGCATTAAACTCTGTTGGGAATGTAACAATACGGGTAGTATTAGCTGGAATAGTAATAAAAATAGGAAATGATTCTATCGAAGTATCTTTTGGTTTGGTTAAAACCTCGAATCCTTGAATCTTTGTAGGCATTTATTGTAACACCTCAAAATAGATTTGCGTATTTGACAATAAACTGATAAGCTGCAAGTCCTCCACCCAAGATTGTTTGTGCTGATGAATAACTTAGTTGTTTACCACCACTGTTACCTTGAACAGATATTGGTAAAGGTCCGGGTATTGTTCTTCCTGCACTAGCACTGTTTGAGTTACTAGAGAAGAAAGTTGGTCCTGCTTCTAAGTTATTGATAAATAACCTTGTTTGAAATTGTGCTGTACCTGCTGGATTAACTGCATTAACATAGTCAATGATGGCGTTATCCTTGTTTAGCTGTTGTACAGATAAACCTGTAACGTCGTCAGTTGCCAATGCAAATGTATTGATTGCGGCAGGAGCTGCTCTTGTGTATTGTCTCATTATGGGAACACCCATGATTATAATACCTCCATTTGTGGTGCTACGTTTTGATTACCTGAGGCACTAGGTCTTAGCATTCCTAAAGCAAAGTTGCCAATTATTCCCTCAATTCCTCCCAGAGCATATGCACCAACGCTTGGTGCAAATTTGCCCACAGATGAATTTGGTGCAATAAAGGAGATCATGGCGGTTGCCAATGTGGCTCCCCCTACTCCTAATGCTACTTTCTTTAGTGTGCTAGAACTTGTTAGTCCTTTGAGTGATGATCTTCGTGGCATACGTCTAGTAGTCTTTTGAACTTTCTTATAAGCTCTTCGTGCGGTCTTTCTAATACCGCCTTTTTTCGTTGATGTACGTCTTTTTGTCGTTGATTTACGTCTTTTGTTTAATGAAACTAATTTTCTAGTAGCTGCCTTTTGTTTGGCAGTTCGTCTTTTCTTAACCAAGTAATCCACCTGTTAAACTAGATAATGATGATTTTTCAGAACTTGTGGCAGTTCTTGCACTTGGAAATCTTGATGTTGATACTTGAGGAACTGCTGTCTCACTTGCTGGAGACTGTGGAGTTACTCCGGGACTATCTGATGCAGTATTAACAACAGGATCATCAATTAATGTACTAGATGCTGTTAGTTCTTGTTCTCTTTCTCTT